CTTTACCTTCGTATAAAACCTGCACTCGTGCTTGATCAAACGTTAGTTGTTCTCGTAGGTACAATGATGACATCCGACTTTCTCCTTAAAATCTCAATTACTTAGAAGCAACTGGAGATTTTTTGTTATCAGCTTTGTCAGACGCATCAGCTTTAGATACCGCTTTTAACGACACTGTTGCTTTTCCGCCTGTGTTTGCTACATCGCCAATGATTTTAGCCGCTGTAGGTGCTGGTCTGCCTTTTTCTTCTGCAGAACCTTGAGCAATGTTTTTAGCATCTGCTCCTACTTTTTTGCCGCCTTTATCACTTATTGGAGATTTTTTGTTGTCAGCTTTGTCAGCGTTATCAGCAGACTTAGGAATTTTGTATTCTTTTACAGTTTCCTTAGCTTCAAAAGGCAATTGAGCTTCTACTGGTGCTAAAGCCGTTTCTTCTGCTTCCTCTTCACCTGGTATCACTTCTTCTTCTTCACCTTTATCGCCTGACATCATTTTTTCAAATTCTGCTTTTAATTCGTCTAAAGCATCTTCTAAATCAACTACTCTGTCTTCTACATCGCCTTCTTCGTCACCAGCAACTTCTTCTTCTTCGCCAGCATCGCCGTTAGCATCAGCATCGCCTTCTTCTTCAGCAGATATGTCTTTGATTAATTCATCAGTTGCATCTCCACCTACTTCTTCGATAGACTCTTCTTCAACAGTTTCGTCTTTAGATTCATCTGCAAGTTCTACTTGTTCGCCTACAGTTTCTTCTTTAGTTTCTTCTTCGTTAGTTTCTGCTAATCCTTCGTAGATGTCTCTAGACTTTTCTACTACGATTTCATGAAATAAAGCTTCTGCTTTATCATTCTCTTCGTTAATTAACAATTCTAATAATTGTTCAAATTTGTTTGACATTTTGCACGTGCTCCTTGTGTATGCGTTGATTACTTATAAGTGTAGGTATTTACTATATAGGCGGTGAAACAGGTGTCAAAAGCGGTTAAAACGGTCATTCACGGAATTATATGACTGTATTACTCTATATTTTGATCTGCAAATTATATAGCTTCAAAAAATCTTCAATATCTAGGGTTTTAAAATTGGTGGCAAAATCTAGATCGTGCGGACGAAATCCGTTGCGAGGGGTTACTCTTATAAACTGTATGTTCGGATAATCATTTAAACATCGTTTGGTTTGATTCATCCAATTGCCGTGGAACGTGGCATCTGCTTCCACAGGTTTGTAGTTGCGAGTGCCTTTGAACAGATTATTAAATGCAAATTGTCCTTTGTTGGCTCTAGGATGTCCTTGATAATCAAATCCCAGTATGTATATGGTTTTAAAACTTTGATCACAGGCGTGTTTTAATGCGGTAGGACCTGAGCTCCACCCTAGAGAGGGTTTAAAAAACTGTATGTGATTCTTGGCTCGCTCTACTTTGTCGTACTGATGATTGTAGTTGCTCCACACTTCGTGAGTGACAGGATATTCTGTTTCTGAGATTTCCAGCACCATTTTAGGATCCACACACACCAGCACATCGGGTTCTTCGGTGCGATACACACCGTTGCAGGCCCAAACTTTGCCGTGTAGCTGTAGATCAGCAACGGAAATACCTTTACGAGATTCGCCATTGCCTAATACAAATGCTGTTGTATTATCCATAATATTATATTTTTAATTATTATTATAAAGACAAGTTGTCGTCAAATGCTGGTTGCCCATACATTTTTTGGACGAACACTGCTTCTTGTTTTTGTTCAGCATCGTGTTGCTCAGAAGCAAGACGCATTTTATTGATGTCGTTCAGAGTTAAACGAGTTTTTCGAGTATCACCATCATCCAGGATAGAGATATCGTCTTCGGCGTTGTAGTTCTTTGTTTGTTCAAAGCCGTCTGCTGTATTTTGAAACATTTCCATTAACTTCATATTGGTATTTATAATGTATTGGTTCCACCTGGGCCACCGGTTACTCCCGGAATGCCTCCTGCAGGTGCTGTGCCCGGTTGTCCTGGGGTCGGTGCTTCTGGGTTTGCTGTGGGTTCTTCAAATTGATCCAAATCAGTAGCGAGATCTGATTGAGACACTCCTGCTGTTCGCAGTTGAGTGGCTTTGGTTTGTTTTTTCTGTGCCACGTTGTTCTCTTCGGACCATAATTGAGAGTTAACAGCCATCTCTTCTTCAGATAGACCTAAAAATCTCTTGAGAGCAAATCTTTTGCTCATGTAGGGCAATTCTGCCACCTGTACAAATGTGCTCACTCTGCTTTGATCCATTTCTGTTTGTCGATACTGTGCAAAGTTTTGTGGTGGATTTAATTTCAATTCAAATGCTGAGTTGTCCATGGTGTAGCCTTTGTTTTTAATCCACAGTTTAAACTCTTCATCAAAAATAGGAGCAATCATTGATTGTAATCGCATACAGTATTTGTTGAATCTTAGTTCTTGAATAAATGCTGTGCCTACTCTGCCGTCATTGTAGGATTGTTGTGAATCCTCTGGTCCTGTGGGCAGATAAGATGACGGAATTCTCAGTCCTCGGAACATTTTATTTGTAAAGAATCTCAAATCGTCAATCTCGCCTAGGTTGGTACCGCCTGGCAGTGTGTCCACTTTAGATCCTCTGCCCTCTGCTGTTTGAGGGAAGAAATAGTCTTCGTTCATGCTCATTGGATTGTATGTGGCATCTATGAAGTTTGCTCCACCGGTTGTGGTCGGAATTCTTCTCTGATTGATCTCGTTCTTAACTCGTTCCACGAACTGCATCGCTAGATGCGTCGGCATATTACCCACATCGATGTAGAACACTCTTCGTTCCGGTGCTCTCTGTACTCGATAGATAATGATTGCGTCTTCTAATAATTCTTTTTGTTTGAATACTTTGAATACCTGTTCCAGCACAGATTGACCGAAAGGAAATAGATTGTCCAGACCATCTGACAGACTCATATGCACCACGTGTTCTGCATTGATGGCATACTGGTTCATGGTTCTGTAGAATCTTCCACCCGACGCTCCCATGCCTCCACCTGCACCTGATGCATTTACTCCCTGGCTAGCACCTGCGAAGTTTTGAGCATATGCTCCTCCTGTGGTTCCACCGTACAATTGGTTCGGTGTGATCTGCGTGGCAGATAATCTCTGTAGGTTGGGATTGATATCTCTAATGATGTACTGCTCCGGTACTTTGCCGTCTGATTCGTTCACAATGATACGATCCACTTTGGCCGGATCAATGTACAACCATTTGTTGGTCTCGTTGTCTCTCACGAAGAAACAGTCCCCGTATTTTAAAGTGTTACGGAAAATTCTAAAAATTCTTTTTGCAAACCTGTTGGCTTTGGTCCACTGTTGCAGAGCTTTCTTTAACAGTTTAACTTCTGATTCCGTGACATCATCTTTGAACACAATGTCAAAAGGAGTTTCATTCTCTTTATTACTCTGTGTGCAAAATTCTGCAAGAATATCCAAGGCCGCATTGACCTCTGAATCAGAATCCATCTGGTCGTACTGAAAGTATCTTTGAACTCTGTTAGGATGCCCGGTATACACATCAGGTAGATAGGATGAGTAATTTCGTTTTGCGAATTGAGGACTTCTGTCTCCTGATATGGGAGATAAGTTTGCGTCTTTAAAGTATTTTTTCCAAGCCATAAGTTTATAATAGTGTATTTACACTAAAAAAGCAAGTCTAATATTCTATAATTTAAACCAAATTACCTTTTGTAGAGACCGTATTAGTTAATCTAGATATACCTACATTAATTTGAGCAAGTACACCTGCCGCTATTTGAGTGTTTCGTTCAATATTTGTACTGATATCACCGAGGGTCCTGTTGCTGTCTCTGATTGTTTTGCTCAAACCATCCAGATCTAAATTTGGAGACACAGCATTGTTTACCAGTGCCGCCGCTTGTGGTTTGTTCAACACCATTTCGCCTTTGTGTATCTGGGTTATGGTGTTCTTGGGTTCTAACAACTGTCCTGTGGCTCCTGCTGTGCCTAAGGCCCTGCCTTTGTCATCGAACAATCCACCAATCAGTTGGCCAACCACAGTACCAATTGCTATTCCGGCCAAGGTTCCAAACGGTCCACCGAGGAATGTACCGATAGTACCGCCAATCATTCTTCCAATAGATGCGGCTACTAACCCACCGCCTACTGCGCCTGCAATTCCACCTTTTCCTGCTCCTCTGGTTTTTTCATCCATCACCATCCCTATACTGCTCAGTACTCCTACTATTGCGGCCACCACCACCCCTAATTTCAAAAACATACCTCCTACGGTGCCCATTGTGCTCATGAATGAGCCGGAAATACTTTTTAACAGACTGCCAAATCCAAGGGTTCCTATTCTCACACCAGCCGCAATGATCATAATCTGTGCCGCCCGATCGAATAGATATTTGCCTGCCAGACCTGCCGCCAACAATACTGCCGTTGCCCCCGGAGCTGATTGTGTGAATGATATTATGGCATTGCTGATACTCATAAATGCTGTGTTTGTGCCATTAATAAAACCGCCGAATGCACTACCTAGTCCTACGAACACTGCTGTCTGTATGCTTTCAAAACCTGTTTTTAATCTCTTCGCCGCTTCGTTGAATTCTCCTAAACTTTTCGTTAGACGCTCCGCTTCTACTCGTTGTTGTGCAGTTGCGGCAATGCTGTCAAGGCTTGCTGTGCTAATTTTTAAGAAAGCATCTCCTAGTCCTTTAAGGTCCCCGCCTAATAAGATTGCTGGGTCTTTTATAGTGGATCTAAATTCTTGAGCTCCTAACTGTATTCTTTTTAGAACTTCGTCTACTCCAATACTGCCGTTCCTGAATGCCATGATAGCATCAGAGAACCCTGGCACAAGAGCAGATGCTTTCTGTGATAAGTCATCAAACGGTACACCTGTAGCAATAAAATTTTTAGCACTCTGACCTAGGGCCTCATCGTAGGAACCCAGTGCACCTACAAGAGATCGAGCCTGTATGGCCTGTTTTTCACTTAGACCTGCGGTATAGGCCGCAAACACAGAGTCTGCTTGATCCAGTTTAATTTTTTCATCTAGTGTTTCTCTCTGTATACCTGTGAGTTTAGCTAATCTGTCTAATTCTTTGGCATAGGCAATTGTGCCTGTAACGATCTGTTGTTGATTCAATCTACCAAATCGTTGGTCAACTCTTTGCAGACCTAGATAAGTGCTAAAAAAATCATTCAATCCTTCTGTGGTTAATCCTAATTCGGCCAATTGAGGTATGCCCTGTGTTCTCAACTGTTCGGTAAAAGATGCTAATCCTGCCACACCCTGTCCCACTGTGCCGTAGAGAGCCGCAAGGTTCTGTGCATTACCAATCACAAGATCTTTGAATTCTAACAGTGGCAATCGAGCATCCGCGGATGCCTGTCTCATACCCACCAGACTTTTGCCAAAATCTGCTCCCACACTGGATAAATTTCTGAATACTCCTATGTTGAAATCAAAACTGCCCCCCAGCTCATGAACTAATCCCAACAGTGGAGAATTTTTAAATGCTGATGTGAATGTAGCGAATGTGTCTGCTCCTGTTTGGCTAGCATCAGAAAAATTTTTGATACCGTCTACAGCAGTGTTTATTGCTTTGCGTGTTGCAATATACACAGTGGCATTCTTTGAGAGCTCTTTTGTATTTTTTTCTGCCTCTTTACCGAATTTTTCTAGCTGTGCTTCAGATACACCGAATTCTCTGCCTAGAGTTTTCATACTTTTAATCTGATTGTCTATTGCGGTTTTGTATTCTTTATCGGATCCTTTGTACAGATCTTTAGCAGTTTTACCACTGGTAGGCGTTTTAAATACTGCACGAAGTTCCTCTGCTATGAGCTTTATGTCTTGTCGATCTAGGGCCATACGGTTTTAAAAATCCATTATCTGCGTCTATATAAATATAGACACACTCTTTATTATAGTGTATATTTATAGAATAAAATCATGGTACAAACTGCAAACCCATTAAGCAAGTATTATCGTCAACCCGGTGTATACATCAAATTACCCAGCGGAGGCAAGTACTTCAGCGAAGGTGGTTTCCAACCCACAGCTAACGGAGAGATACCGGTACTGCCTATGACAGCAAAAGATGAGATGAATTTTAAAACTCCAGACGCACTGTTGAACGGTCAGGCCACTGTGGATGTGATCCAGAGCTGTTTACCCAACATTAAAGATGCCTGGCAGGTGGTTAACCATGACGTGGATACAATATTATTAGCAATAAGAATTGCAACGTTCGGAGAGATCATGGATATTGAGGCTCCGGTTCCGGTGGTCAACACCATGCAAACACATTCGGTTAATCTGCCTAGCATATTAGAAACTCTACGAGTTACAGAGTTGAAAGACGAGATTGCAACCAAAAGCGGATTTAAAATAAAGATTGCTCCAATGACCTACAAAGATCTTACAAAGAATCAGTTAGCGGCGTTCGAACAACAAAAAATATATGCCACTGTGAGCAACAGTCAGTTAGGTGAAGACGAAAAGAGTTTGAGATTTATACAGAGTTTTAGAAAGTTATCCGAAATAAATTTCGAAGTATTAGTGGATTCACTGGTATCACTAACAGGACCGGACGGAACTACAATCAATGACAAAAATCAAATAAAAGACTTTTTTGATAATTCCACGGCAAAGATAACTACAGAGATTCAAGAAGCACTAGCAGAGTTAAGATTACAAGGTTCAATTAAACCCATAAAAGTCAAAGCAACTGAAGATCAGATTAAAGCAGGAGTACCTGCGACATACGAAGTGCCAATCACATTCGATAACGCAAATTTTTTCGTATAAAACTACTCACACTCAAGGATTCTGAAATTATAACCTATCTAAAAAATTTAGAAAACGAAGGTAAAAATATTAAAGCAGAACTATTGAGAATATGTTGGTATATGCGAGGCGGAGTAACCTATCATGAAGCACTGGAAATGAGTTTTGATGAGAGAAGTATGTGTGGAGATATTATCAAAGACAACCTAGAAACTACCAAAAAAACCGGACAACCGTTCTTTTAATACCAAATGAAATATAGTATAATATAATGATGCAAACAAACGAGTTAACTATTCTTACGTATGAGCACTAAAGAAATACTGATTGAGCTTAAAGCACACATCAAAGATCTCACTCTAGAGAAAGAGCGTTTAAACGATGATCTCAAAATCAAAGACAGTCGAATCAAACAGTTGCTACAGAAAATAGAACATGCTGACGATGAAGTTCGAGCCATGGGCAAGAAATTGTCTGAGAATAATCGGCGCATGGAAGAGATGAGTGAGCAGTCGGTGGAGATACAAAAAACTCGAGAAGAATTACAACCTACATCAGATGATGCCGAAGAGCACAAAGAAGATCAACAGTAGCCCACAGGATTATATCAAGGATTGGATGATTTCTTTTGTGGAGCAACCACATCCGATGCTGGGTGATATGCCACCCTGTCCTTATGCACAGCGAGCTCGATTAGAAAATAAAGTGGTGATGCGTTGGGTATCAGACGCAGAGCCAGATTCTAATTTCTGGACACACATCCAAAACACTGATTTTAATCAAACCGATGTGCTGATACTAATCACCGATATCAAACGATGGAGTTGGCAGTACACTTATAAAATTCGTTGCGAGCTGAATCACACATTCCGCCGTGATGATATTGTGGTGTTAGAAGATCATCCAGGCTACAAAGAAAAGATTGGCTCGGTGCATATGAGCAACGGTCGCTACTGTCTGTTGTTGGTGCAAAGAAAGAGCAAACTGAATCGGTTCTCGGACATGCTAAAAGAAACCACAGACTATTACAAACATTGGACTCAGGCTGAACTAGACGATGTGGTCACTTGGCGTCACGAAGATCAGCTATAGATTTTATTTTAGAATCTCTCTCACACAATCGCTGATACTCTCGTTTACTGCGACTCCATGCTGTGCCAGTCCACCATTCAAAGCCGTTCCATGCACTCTTGTACAACGAACTGCGTTCGTAGCCAGATCCTGCATAATAGTATGAGGCCTCCTGACTCTTTGCCCACTCAAGTTCCATGTCCATGGAGATTTTACTGATAGGAACAGTATTGCAGTGCATCACTGATTCGATACCGTGGGGTTCGGATCCCTCTGCCCACTCCGGGGTCAGCATGATATCATCATAGAAATGTTCCTGCCAGTGGTAGCGTTTGATTTTGGTAAAGCCTATCAGATTGCCCATGTCCTCTAGATAGAATATCAGGAAACTGTCTCTCTTATTGATGTGTTCAAAAGGATTGTAGAGATTCCGGAACCCTTTGCGTTGTATGAACTGAGTGTACAGCTGATGCATGCCTGTCCACACTGTGTCCTCACTGTGCCGCGGAAAAATTTCTTTCATCTGTATAGTTTTTCCTTCGAAGGTGTGCGCCTCAAATTTTCTTTTAAAGCGATTCAGATCTATGCGAGTACTGCGGGATTGATAGAATACCTCTCGCCGTTTACCATATATCTTGTGCGGCCTATCCAGAGCGAGCCATCCGGTTTCCAACATGTCAGTTTCGTCCTGCAGTTCATGATCAGGCAATGCAACCATATCACACACCACAAGATCCTGCTGTTCCACTCGACCAAAACGATGATTGAATATAAGTTCCATGCTGTTAACAGTATTTAAGTTGTTAAAAGATGTGCTCTGCACATCTGAAACTCGCTGTCGCTTCGTTTCATTTTCTCAGTTGCGTTTCCTGTGGTAGATGAGCAGTCACAATTCTGCTATTGCTAGCAGAACTGACTTGTACTCCTGTGGTGAGTTCGCAGTCATCATACATCGCTACTTTGTTATCGTCGGGCGGTTGTGCTGTACCCGTTTGCTCATTCATTACAACGCGAGTCTACCAAACCCTTGCATGATAGTGTCTGGTTGACCTGAGGTTTATCTTTTTCTAAGAGCCTCATCATTTTTTATGTTACACCAAGTGATTCACTTTCCCTTGCGGGTGCATTTCACTGCTCACTGCGAAGATGCTATATGTGCCTGTTTGAAATTGTGATTTGTGCCTGTTGGATGGATGCTGTTGCCCATCGTGTGTATATAACATCAAAAGAAATCCCACCCCTGAATCCTGAGTTTAAATACCACTATGCAATGGACCTATCGTAACCAACCAGTGGATGAATTACCAGAGGACTGTGTGGGCATGGTGTATCTCATTACCAACACTGACTCGGGCAGAATGTACATCGGTAAGAAACTGGCTCGATTCAAAACCACGCGATATCGCATGCACATGCAAAAAAACGGAAAAAAAATACGCAAAAAGATCCGCGGTGCTGTGGCAAGTGACTGGCGGG